CCTCGGACGGAAGCTGTGGATCCACGACGTAGGCGGCAATCCCTGCCGCCACGCTGGAGCCAAACGCTCCCGCGTCTGGTGCTCCACCCCCGTCCTGGACGCCCAGGACACCCTCAGGTGCCAGCGGAACAACGAGAGGTTCCCCGATCCCGCCATGCGCCCCTTCTGCGGCCACAAGACCCTCGAGTGCACCGCTGGCAGCCACGTGCACGTGGTGGACGGCGCGCCAGAGCCCGTCACCCGTGACATCGGCTTCGCCGTCCAGTCGTTGTATTACATCCCCGCTCCCGGCACTGGGGCGGGCGACGTGATCGACTTGGTGCACTCCATGTCACAGCGCCTCCTTTTCGCCGTGCTTCACGAATTCCGGCAGCCTTACGGCCGGTACTTCCACGATGGGTCGGAGCGATCCGAGCCTGAAGCCCAGTACCGTGTGCGCACGTCAGGCGTTGTTGAGATGAGCGTGCAGGGCAACAGCCACGGGTACGTCCACGATTCCATGGCCTGGATGCACCAGACCAACACGGCGACCCGCAAGGTCCTGCACGGCGGTGGCTTGGTCGACCGGTCCATCGCTTGGGAGCGCATCTCCGATCGAGGGGACGTGTCGATCTGGAAGTTCGTTGGTGTGGACTTCTCCATCCCCCCAAGCCCACCGGCCCTTAAGCAGTTCCTGCCCGCCCTCCAGGACAAGGAATACTACGGGCCGGTGGTGCCGGCCAAGCCTGGTGAAGCAGTTGTCGGTGCCATCGATGCCGCCGCCAAGCGGCAGGTGGGTGTGGTGCTAGAGGACGTCATCGTGGACGTAGCCGAAGTGTACAGCTTTGGCCCCTTCATCGTTTACGGCGCCCCCCAAGCCAAGGACGTGCCAATATCCAAGGCCGTCCTCCACCAACTTGCGTCCTGGATGCTGAAACAGACGAAGCGCGACGCCGACACATGGGCCACCTGCCTGTCTACCGCCGTCAGCCTGATCAGCGGCAGCGACATGCCCGTTGAGCTACGCTCCCAGTCCGCCCTCGTGAGCGCAGCCATGGCCTTCACCCTCGACCTGCGCTTTGAGATGTCCG